GCGGAAATCAGCATGCCGACCATGATCTCGAAAGCCATCGACTGGATCATGGCTCGGTTGGACAGCTCGGTTGAGCAGACAGTGGTAGGCGACACCGCCAGCAACACCGGCGACTACTCGGCAGCCAGCAACACCGGCAACCGCTCGGCAGCCAGCAACACCGGCAACCGCTCGGCAGCCAGCAACACCGGCTACCAGTCGGCGGCCGAGGTCAGCGGCCAGGAATCCGTCGCCGCATCCCTGGGTATCGAAGGCCGCGCTCGCGCGTCTGCCGGCAGCGCCATCGTTCTCTGCCATCGCGACGACGAGGGGCACCTCATCCATATCCGCGCCAGCAAGGTCGGGGAGAACGGCGTAAAGCCGGACACCTGGTACCAGTTGAGCGCCGAGGGCGAGTTCGTCGAATTCGACGAGTGAGCCGCCACCGAACAGCGAACGAGTCGAGGGGCTAGCGCAGCCAGACCTGACGCATCCGGGGAAGCGCCCGGCGTTCGCTCCATTTGCCCTGATACGGGAAGAGGAAAACGAAATGCCAAATTGGGTAACCAATAGGGTTAAGGCTCCGCAGCAAGTCATCCAGGCGATGGTCAGCGAAGAAGGCCGCATCGACTTCGGAAAAATCATCAAGTTCGGCGGCGAGTTTCCATGGGACGGTGTTTCGGTCGATGCAGAAACCGCTGCTGAGCGCGTACTGAACCTGCCACTGAATTCGCATCCCTTGGTCGGCAGCCTGCAGAAATCCAGTCGTGACCGCGTTGACGTTTCAAAGCTGAGCGATGAGAGCTTCGAGCAGTTCATCCAGATGCTGCGCAATCACCGCCAGACCGGCTACTTGCACGACATGGACTTTGCCAGATCGGCCTGGGGCACCAAGTGGAATGCCTATGAGTCCAGGGTTGACGGACCTGAGTCCGCAAGCTTTGAAACAGCATGGTCTTTCCCTGAGCCGATCTTCCTCAAGCTGAGCTCGATGTTCCCTGAGGCAACCATCGAACTCAACTACGCAGACGAAGACATCGGCAGTAACTGCGGCACGGTCAGGTTCAAGGGTGGAGAGGCAATTTATCGCGACGAGTCTGCGGGCTGGAACAGCATGTCCGGGGCCGACCGCGAGAGGTGGACCAGCTTTGCCTACGAGGTCAAGGGTTGGGAGCGCGACCAAGAAGACGACTTAACAGCCAGCGCCACGTCAGCCTGACGTTAACTGCCCGATCCACCTGGCTCCCCATCGCCAGGCTGTATCGGAGAGTGGTCTGAATGCGCAGGCTGAGGCGCGGACGCGTTTCAAACAAGCTGGGTGTTTGAGCCAGGCATTGAACTGTCAGGCAGGCGGTCACCCTGAGCCGGAGATCAGCACCGGCCAGACCACTCCCCCATACAGCCACCACGCACAACCCGACAAGGAAACCAACCATGAGCACCACAATCCCTGATTCGATTAACCCGAGTGATCTTCCCGAAATCGGCCAGCCTCTGGCTGATGGAACCTTCTTTGCCCGCCAATGGCTCAATGGCAAGGAATACGCCTACGTCGATCTCGGCAAAAGCGCCGAGTTCACTGGAGAATGGGGCGAGTATGGCCAGGACGTGGACAGCGCCGTCAGCTATCGAGACGGAGCTTCGAACACGGTCTCCATGGCTGAAGCTGGAAGCCCGATTGCCAGGCAAGCTCTTGAGATCGGAGAAGGTGTATTCATTCCATCTGCTCTGGAATTAGCTCTTCTTTTCTCAGCAAAGCAAGCAGGCGAGTTGTCCGGTTTCGCAGATCGCTGGTACTGGTCGAGTTCGCAGTGCTCCACCCGCACCGCCTTTACCACGCCCTTCGTCGACGGCGCCACAAACGACCTTGACAAGCTCAACGCCTTCCGTGTCCGCCCCGTCCGCAAGATTCTCATCCTTCAGTAGTCCAGCCCCCGGGCAAGAGAGGAATCCATGCCAGACCTTGGCGAGTTCGCAGCGCTGTTCGTTGTCCTGTTTCTGACTATGTATTGGTGAGGTGAGAGATGAGTGAGTGGATCAAGTGTAGTGATCATCTACCGAACGTTGGCGACAAATGCCTGATCATGATCCCGGTATGTGGGCGATATGAAATTGAAGGAGCAACTTACGAGGGAGAAGGCGAATGGTTAGGCGCATGGTGCCAACGTAAAGGCGAAAGCCAATGTTACAAGGTCAAATACTGGATGCAGAGTCCAGAGCTTCCGCAAGACGCCTGACAGGCAGGAGAACAGAATGAGAAAGCACACGCCGGGGCCGTGGGGCATCGAACGCCTTCATGGAGAAATCAACGTGATCTCCTGCAATGAGCGAGATGGCGCTGCGAAAGATATGGGTATTGTTTATGTCCTTGCTCGCGATGTTGGCGGAATGATTCATGGCGAGCAGTTTGACGACAGAAGCGAAGTCGAAGCAAACGCCCGCCTGATGGCTGCGGCGCCTGATCTTATGGATGCTCTAGTAGCTCTGGTTGAGCGCGAGCAAACCACACCAGAGCTTTGGGAAGCAGCAAGAGCCGCAATCGCCAAGGCCGCCGCCTAACCGCGCCCTGGCGCATACACACACTGGAGGCGAGATATGTACAAGCACGCTTCGATTTCTGATCTTCTCGGAAAGACCATAAAGCAGATCACCGGATTGGAAGCTGGAAGCGGTTCTGTCGATTTCGAATGTGAAGACGGATCTCTGTTTCGGATGTATCACCAGCAGGACTGCTGTGAGAGCGTTTCGATTGACGATATCGAGGGTGACGCAAGCGACCTTGTTGGCCAGCCGTTGGTGGTTGCCGAGGACGTCATTAGCGAAGACTTCCCGGCGCCGCCTGGGGATTACGTAGAAAGCTACACATGGACCTTCTACCGACTGGCAACAGCCAAAGGCTTCGTCGTGATCCGCTGGCTTGGCGAGTCGAACGGCTACTACTCCGAATCGGTCGATTTCAGCCGGATCAAATGACTGCCCGGCAAGGACGCGCCATTGCGCATACACACACTGGAGGCAAGATATGGCAGCTGGTGACTACTACTCGTGCGACGTCTGCGGGGGAAAATGCTTCTACGACGCGAACCTGAACTACGAGTGGCCAGATAAGAACGGCAACGACTCGTGGGGCTACCACATCCCTGCTGACGAGATGATGCTCGGTACGAATTGCAAGCTCGACTACTGCGGCGACATCGCTGCTATCTGTCGGGACTGCCGGGCGACACACGAGATTGTTGTGCGAGAGAAGAGCAGCGACTGACTTCCCCGGCAAGGACGCCACCCTTCAATGGGGATGAGTATCGCATGCGAATAGCGGTAATAGCTTATTGGCAGTGACCAATTAAGCCGCCGGTGAAACTCCGGCCATCCCCACCCTACCCCTCATTAGCCCGGCAAGTCCGGGCATTTTTTCGCCTGCTTTGGTGTGGCCTCTGCCCTAGACGCCACATGAAAGCACGCGGCCAAGCGCACCCTTGGAACAACAAAAGGAGATCGACATGAAGCGATGTCGCCATAACTACCTGGAGATCTGAAGCATCTGCGCCGGCAGGTGGGCAACTAGATCACGATTGATCGAGTCGCCGCCCACCACAGAAACAAAGTGTTCTTGAGGCTCTTTTTATAGGTGCCCATGCCTGTATTCCATGGGTAACTACCGGAGGGATTGCCATGTGAACTGCTGCCCGAGCAGGCCTCAGTAATGCTCCAGCCAACCGAAAGCCCGGCGCAGACGTTGCCGGGCTTTCACTTTCTACCGCCTGTATGACGGGAGCGATTCGGAACGCTGCCGCATGCACGCGAACGCGAGGTGAGACATGAAGAATTCGCTTTACTGGGCTTACAACCTTCCGCTCCAAGTTTGGCCGAACCACGAAGACATGGATGACGAATCAAGCCCCATCACTGATTACCGAATCCTCAACTACATGCCGCGCAAGGAACGCACCTGTGAGGTGCTTCTGTCAGAGCTGCTCGGCGATCAAACCAGAGAAGAATTCCTCGAAACGGCGGCGCTTCACTTAGAAAACCTAGCGAAACTCTTTCGCGAAGCGATATCCGATCCAAACAAGTGCATCTACTACCACGACGATGGGATGGAGAAGCATCTATGAACACCGCATTGAAATACGCGCAGGAACGCTGGGACAACGCTCTACCCCCCGACGATGACGGCGACCGCGAGTATGTCACTGAGCAAGTCGGCAAGCTTCTGAACTGCGAGGACGGTGATTGCGTGCCGTTCCATGACACGCGGCAGCGGGCCTTTTCCGGGCCTGACTTCACGGTCTACGGCTTTGCTGGCTTCGTGCCGGAGTGGCTCGCAGAGGTAGATAGCAAAGAGTGCCCGATGACCCAACTGCTGCTTGCAGTGCGCCGAGGCGACCTGGAGCTCGCACAACGCATCTGGTTCCGCGCATTCGAAGCAACGCTGATCCAGAACGCTGAACGACTGGTTAGGGAGAGACGAGTATGAGCATTGACTGGAGTGCGAATAGCTCTTGTTATGGCTGTGAAGACTTTCAGGACGAGAGCGGTATGTGGGTCTCAAGCTTCAGAGCATCAGATGGATCGATCAGCACCCAGTACCACACGCGGTCCGGATATCTATGGTTTGACCTCCTTAAGCGAACCGAGGTTGGCGGACGGTTTCAGCGAAAATACCCGGCTTACGCTGGGGTCAAGCTTGGGTTTGAGTCTTATCAACAGTTCGCAGAATGGGCGATATCTCAGCCTGGGTACGGTTGCCGCGACGCCGAAGGAAAAATCTTCCAGCTCGATAAAGACATTCTCGTTCCAGGTAACAAGCTCTATTCGCCAGCGACATGCGCATTCGTTCCAGCACACTTGAACAGCATGTTGAATATCTCAAGACGCGCTAGAGGCCCTCTTCCGGTAGGCGTAAGTATCGATAGATCGACAGGAAAATACCGGGCACGAGCCAAGAAAAAAGGAGTGACAATTGGCTTGGGAACATTCTCCAGCACTTCTGAAGCTCACAAGGCTTGGCAGAGGTTCAAGGCTGAATGTCTTATGGACGCTGCTTGCGAGTACCGAAGAAATGAGTGGTCAAGGCTGGATGTAGCCCAGGCATTAACGGATAGAGCTTACCGTCTGCTGGCCGATGCTGATGAAGGAGTTCAGACAACATGTCTATAGAAGCTCGAGAGCAGTCCTCATGGAACGGCCAGGGCCTGCCGCCGGTTGGGACGGTGTGCATAGTCGAGCCGCACAACACCATGTGGGGGTTCAGTTCGACCTCCGGCTATGAGCGCAAGATCCTGGCCTACTACGGCGAATATGTATGGCTCGGGCACGCTGAAACTCCGCTCGAAACCACGCGAATTGACAAGGTCGATTTCCGTCCCATCCGAACCCCTGAGCAGATCGCCGCCGAGGAGCGGGCAAAGGCGATTGAGGAAATGTGCTTCGCAGAAGAGACGCTGACGGTTAAGCAAGCCAAAGCGTTGTTTGACGCCGGCTACCGCCGCCAGGAGTCATCCACATGACAATCACCATAGACCTGAAAGAGGCCGCCCAAGTCCTGATCTTCGGCGGCTTTTTTGTGGGCGGTATCGGCGCTTTCGCCTGGGCCTTTGTGGGGATGGTTACGCCATGAACCACCACTTCAAGCGAATCATGCTCTACACCAAGCGCACCCTGCTAGGCGCGATGGTTGCGATCCTGATCGTGTTCAAGGCAATCGATCTCGGCGGCGCAATCACTGGCGAAGTCACCGCAGAACAGCCCATTACGCACCTGTCCGCAGCAGGCCGGTAATCCGGATAACTGCGGCTTCCCCAGCGGGCGGTGGGAGGCATGAAGAAAACACCCGCAGCAGCGGCTTCTAGCGCAACGCTATTCATCCCGCAGGAGTGACGCTGCCGAGTGGCGCCGTAAGCGCCTTTCCTTTCTACCTGGAGATCAAGATGGATCAGTCATCGTTCTGGATGGTCTGGAACCCTCAAGGAAACCAGCCTACCTACCAGCACCCGACCCGAGACTCTGCGATTGCTGAGGCTGAGCGCCTCGCACGCAAATGCCCAGGACATCAGTTCTACGTCCTTGCAGCAACTGATCTACGCGTCTGCGACAACATGCAGCGCGTGGCCCTCTGGCCGGAACAAGAAATTCCCTTCTAACCCTCCCTTCACTGGCTGCGCATGCGCGGCGAGGATCACTCATGCATACCCAAAACATGCGGCTATGGGATCAGGTTCAAGCAACCGACCCATCTGCCACCAAGAGCGCAAAAGTCGATGGTCAGCAGATCACGTCGATCAGCGGCCAGCACATGATCATGAAGGCTACCCAGATGTTCGGCCCTGTCGGGATCGGGTGGGGCTGGACGGTCATCGAGGAGCGCTTTGACCAGGGCGGCCCGATCTTCCGTGAAATCACCGACGCTGACGGAAAGAAGGTCAGCGAACTAATTTGTCACGAAGTCGGGCACACCGTGCGCATCAAACTGTGGTTCGAATTGGACGGCAAGCGCGGAGAGGTAGAGCAATACGGTTGCACGCCGTTCTCCTACCGGTCCAAGTGGGGAATCACCACCGACACCGAGGCTCCGAAAAAATCACTAACGGACGCCGTGAAGAAATCTCTTGCGATGCTCGGGTTCAGCGCGGACATCTTCCTTGGCTTGTTCGACGACCGCGACTATGTGGAAGCACGTCGTGAAGAGGAGCAGATCGCCAAGGCCGAGGACCAGCAGGCCGCAGAAGAGCAGGCGAATGAAGAGCGCCTCGCCTACATCAAATCGATTATCGAGACGATGCAAGGCGCCCAGTCCCAGTACGAACTCAAGAAGATCCACGACGTTGCCGTGCGCAAGCTCACTGCGCGCAAAGACGATAGTGGCGTCAAGCGCATTGCTCGCGAATTCTCCGAGCAGATCAAGCGATTCACCGAGGAGAAGGCGGCATGACCCAACTCTACAAGCTCACCGAGCAGTTTCTTGAACTTGCAGCCCTGGCAGAAACGGCTGATGAAGGCATGGCTGTGGCTGTCCGGGACACCATGCAAGCAATCGGGGGAGAGTTCGAAGAAAAAGGAAAGGCCCTGGCAACGGTCGTCCTGAACATGGATACCGACGTCGAAGCGCTCGACCGTGAAATAGAGCGACTGAACGACCGGAAGAGGGCAATAAAGGCTCGCCAGGACTCGATGAAGGAATACCTGCGGGAAAACATGGAAGCAGCCGGCATCAAGAAGATCAGTTGCCCCCTCTTTTCCATCACCTGCGTTGAGGGGCGAGAGATCGCCGTGATCGACGACGAAAAGAAGCTGCCCGACGAACTGGTCAAGGTGAAGGTCGAAACCAGTCCTGACAAGAATGCAATCGCGCGGGCTTTGAAAGACGGCAAGGACGTACCCGGCGCTCATTTGGAGCGGGCGAAGTCTTCAATCAGGATCAAGTGAGGAAAGCAGCATGAGCGTGAAATACGATGTTGTGGCAACCGTTGGCCAGTACGAGAAAGACGGCCAGACCAAATACCTGAGCCGAAAAGTAGGCGTGATCGTCAATACCAAGCATGGATTCCGCTTAAAGATGGACGCCTGCTTCAATCCAGCCGGATGTCCTCGCACCGATGATGGCGGCGTATGGCTCGCGCTGTTCGAGTCGAAGGAGAAGGAACAACAGCAACGCCAACAACAGAGCCAGCAAGCGGCACCGCCTGCCAGTAACGACTTCGACGACGACATCCCATTCAGCCCGCTGCCCTATCTAGCCGGCTCCTGACCCATGCAGGAGCCACCATGTACATCAAGAAAGACGTCATCGAGGTCATCAAGTACGCGGCGATGATGGCGGCCTGCTCTCGCCAGTCCTGGGGAATCTACCCCATGAACCAGGGCTACAAGGCCATGCCCTTCCGTGGCGACTATCACCGCGTCGTCGAAGTCTGCCATCCCTGAACCATTCCTAATGCCTGACGCTGCATTGCGGCGCGGCGGACCATTGCCTGGAGAAAGTCATGAGGCTGACCAGCATTCCACGCATCAAGAGCATCAACCTGAGTCAAAAACGTTTCGAGCGCCGCCGTCGCCTGTATGCACGAAAGATTCACTGGGAGCTATTCGGCGGGCCTCTAGGGGGGGCATGGCTATGTACGCCTGGAACCCTGAAGTTCAGCATTCCAGGCTGGAGCGGCTACTACGACGGCGAAAACAAGTGGGTGGAAGCATGAACACTCACGAATTCATCAAGAAGCAGGTAGACCAGCAGTTGCAGCGCGACGGGTTCCCTTCGGGAATCTGCATGGTCATCGCCGACGAGGCGCTTGATTACTACAAGCGCAAGCAGACCTTCCCCAAAGGCGCCTTCAACGAGTGCATGGTCTTCGCCCGAAAACGAGCGAAAGAGATGACCGGCAAGAAGAAGTCCGCCTGACCCCGAACAGGAATAACCCCATGCACCAGCTAACAGCGAATCACCGCCCTTGCGGTGTGACGGTCACCGGCTGGCCTGAAGAAAGCCAGCTTATGACACCGGACGACATTCTGCGCATCGCGAGAGCGGTTAAGCAGATGGCGATCAACCAGTCCCAGGGCGCCGATGGCGTTCGGGTCTACCCGGAGGATGAGCCATGCCATTCGACGAAAACGCCGCATACCGCCGCATAAAAGCCCTCTGCTCTCCCGCGCCAGCACGCTACCTGCACATTCCAACCGGCATTCACTGGGTCGTCATCGACAGCCTGGGCAATGTCCTGCAACTCGAAAACATCGAGCGCCGGCGCCGACTGATAACCGTTTCTGACCTCGAAACCGAGGCCTGGAGAAAGCTCCCATGAACAAAGCGAATGAATGCACCTGCCCTTCTGGCGACGGCTCCCTCGTCCATCCGTGCCCGGCACATCCTGCGGTAGAGCAGGTAGGCGGGGATGAGCGTGCTTCGAAGCCCGGCCTGTTCTGCCGAGACTGCGGCAGCCGTCTAATGGTGCGAGGCGTTTGCAGCATCTACTGCCCGAATTGCGTCAAGGCGCAGGTCAAGCAGGCAGAGGCGGAGCGGCCGGAGGTGTTCGGGCTTGAGCGATACCGCGTAGAAAAAACTGGGCAGGGGTTCTGGCCATACTGCGTGCGTGCGGGGGATGGAACGCGTGAACTCTTCGCCGGCCACCTGAAGCAGTGCAAGCGGGTAGCGGCCCAATTGGCTACTGCGTTTGAAGATGGGAAGTTTGTCGCCGGGGCGCTGCGGGCGGAGAACGCGAAGCTGAGCGAAGCCCTGGACCGCTGGCCGCTCATCCGCGACAGTCTGAAGCTGAGACTCGCCGACGCCCTGGCCAGGGTCGCGGAGCTTGAGTCCAAGCTGGCGGAGCTGGAGAGGCAGGAGCCGGCGGGATGGCTCGCCTACCACTTCGGCGGGAAGTGGAACGGGAAGATTTATGGAGGGCCATGCGATACCAAGGAAGAGATTAATCGGTACATCCAGCAAGTTCATCAGAGCAATGACAGCGTTACCCTCCAAGGGAAACCCTTCTACGCCGCCCCTGTAGCCCAGGCTCAGCACAGCGTGCCGGAGGGGTTCATCGGGCGCCTGAGTGAATTCCTCGCACAGCGCGGCGCTACCGGGAAAGCTCTGCTCCGGGAACTGCGCGACATGCTCGCCGCCGCACCGGCCAGGGGCCAGCACAGCGTGCCGGAGGAGTTCAGCTTCGAGTATCGCCACCCCAATGGCGAGTGCCACACGGTAACGGTAAGCCGGGAGCAGGTGATCAATGAGATGCCCGACTTCCTGTTCGAAGCGCTGTGCAGCAAGTTCTGCAACTGCGAGCCGGTGGGCGAGACGAACGTTGTCGAGTGTCGCTGCGACGAGTACGCGGAGGAATTCAAACTGCTCGCCGCCGCGCCCGGCAAGGAGGGGTTGTGATGTCTTACGACCGTTTTGGTGTTTTTTTCCAGTGCGGCTTCTGGGAGAAGACAGTGGCCTTTCGAGTCGACAACCCATTAATCGAAGGCACAAAGATCATCGTCTGCGGACAATGCATTGACCCAGCGGATGCCAGCGATTCGCGGAACATTGGGGGCAGCTTCCTTTGTGAGGATTGCGGGCTGCCGTTCGGTCGACCGGAGGCTCATGAAAAGGCAATCGCCTTGTCTGGCCTGGAGAAATGCGCATGAACAACGTACAGCGATTCTGGTGCCATGAGGCGCAGAACATACGGTGCGTCAGGGAATCAGACTACGCCAAGCTCGAAGCCGAGGCCCAGGCGCTCAGGGAGGAGCGAGACAGCCAGCAGCGCGTCGCCATCAATGCGATGGAAGAACTGGCAGCCCTGCGCACAAGGGTGTTGGTTCTACCTGATGCGAGCACGGTGTACGCGGCGCTCGATGCTCGGGAGCGGTTATTCACAAGCCCTGAGAACATTCAGGTAGCGCTGGAAGCTCAATCGCGCCTCAACGGCATGACGGTCAGCGAGGGGCTATTGCGGGGTATGGCCGCATTCGCACAGGAGATCATCAGCGGAGCCCTGGAAGGCGGCAGCTTCGATGGGGCGGACATCCAGGAAAGTGCCGAACGCCATGGGTTGATCGCCAAGCAGATGATGCGCGAGCCATGCCGCGGCCCAGAAGAGTACTGCGCATGCGCCTGGTCTACCTCGTTCCCGACTGAATGCTACCGGATAACGGCAGAGCTTCGCGCCCTGCTCAGCCAGGACAAGGAGAACGGCAATGGCTGAAGAACTGAAACCCTGTCCGTTCTGCGGATGTTCGATGCGCCTGGAGAGCAACCACGACTGGCACCGGATCGTAGGCGATCACTCGGCCGAGTGCGTGTTCCTCGACAGCGAAACCATGATGGTCCCAGACATAGAGGATCAGCGTGAAATCGCCATCGCTGACTGGAACGCCCGAGCAGTCCCCGCGGGCCATGTGGTGGTCAGCGCTGCGGATCTTGAGTCTCTGCGCAAGGACAAGGCGCGGCTCGACGCAATCGAGGATAACTGCTGGGACGTGCGCTACGGCATCAGTTCGAATGCCGATGCCGGTGACAGCAGCATCAGTATCGAGATCGTTGGGCGCTACCAGGGGGTGCCGCACATTCGGGTACTTGGCGAGAACTACACCGAGAACCTGCGCGCCGCAATCGATCAGGCTATGACCGCCGAAGCATGCCCGCCTGAGCGGCCGGAATACGACGATCACGGCAGGCCACTTCGCGCCCTGCTGAGCGAGCAGGAGGGAGGTAACGATGTCAGCAATCATCAGTGAATGCGGCCGGTATCGGTACCGGCTGGAGCGAGATTGCTGCCCGCCTTTTGAGGGGAGCAAGGTGTACGCATATTTTGGGGTCAACCCCAGCACTGCGGACGCCAGCATCGACGATGCAACGGTACGCAAGTGGCGCGGCTTCACTCTGCGCAACGGAGGTCACCGGTTCATCGTCGGCAATGTGTTCTGCTACCGCGCCACTGACGTGAAAGAGCTTCGCAGGCAGGATGATCCGTTTGGCCCGCTGAGCACGGAACACTTCCGCGCCATCGTCGCAGACGCCGACATTCTGGTTCCATGCTGGGGGAGCCTCTCAAAAATGCCGCGTGATCTGCGGGGCGCACCTCACCAGCTCCTTCATTGGCTGATCCGATCTGGAAAGCCAGTCATGTGCTTCGGAGTAACAAGCTGTGGACAACCCAAGCACCCCCTCATGCTTGGATACGACACACCCATGACCGCGTGGCCGTCATAGCCACCCATCGCCAACCACTGTACGCATATACAGCAATTCGGATAATGGGCTACCCACTACCCGGATTGCATATGCGCACGAAACCCTTCCGCCCGCCTCAGCGGCATGAGATCGCCGGCCTTCGCTACTACCGCACTGCCTCGGCCTACAACTGGCTCGGGATCACGATGGCCCATCCGACCCGCGCAATCCAGTTGCTGCTCGAGCAGTGCGAGCCAGACGTGCTCTCGCCGATGTTCGAGATTGAGATCGACGCGATCCTGCGCCAAGCCGACGAGTACGCGAAAACCGGACAGGTGCTAGAGCGCGAGCAACTGCGCGAAATGCTCATGCACCTGATCGTCAAAGCGGCGAGCGAATAACCCAACAACGAACCCAACCGTATCCGCCCCCCGGAGGACCAACCGTGGACAACGAAAACGAAACCCTGGTCGCGCTGCTTGTCATCGCGCTGATCGTCTTCGGCATCTTCCGGATAGTCGGGGACTTCCAGAACCTATACGAGCAGACCGAGTTGAAAGGACAGGAGTTGAGCAGATGGAGCAAGCAGTGAACAGGCGAGAGGTGACATTCCTCTCCGCAGTGGATGCCAGCAGGATCGAGACGCCGAGCAACGTGATCAGCATCGGCAGCAAGGGTGATTGGTACGCCTTTGCCTGCGATCACAAGCGCGTTCTGCGGCTGGAGTTTGATGATGTAGACGGATACGTTGGAAGCGATGGCTTTCGAGTGTTCAGCCACATTGACGCCAAGCAGATCCACGACTTCGTGAACGAGTGCGGCGACGAGTCGATCATCGTTCACTGCCAAGCAGGCATGAGCCGATCCGCTGCGGTCGCCAAGTTCCTGGCCGACAAGCGCGGCTACACGCTGAACCTGTCGAAGCCTTGCCTCGGCACTACGCAATTCTACAACCGCCACGTCTACGGAACGTTGAACCTCAACGACGCCGAAAGCATGAGCGCCTATTACGCAGAGATGGAGCTAGCCGACCGGCTGTGCGGCCATCCAAAGGAGTCCTGATCATGCCTGAGCTTAGACCATGCCCCTATTGCCGAGGCTATGACCTAGAGCGGCGCTGGTGTCACGTTTGCAATGGCCGTGGCGTCGTTGACGTCAAGGCTCAACAGCGAGAGCGCGCAGAGATTGTAAAGGCGCTGCGCGAAGCCGGAATTGAAGTGAGGGACTGACCGTGCCTGACATGAGAGAAGAGTTTGAAGCATGGATTACCGAAGCGATGGGCGGCTATGCCGATCTGCGGAAGTCCAACGATCCCAATTTCGCTTATGACGACACTGATGTGGACTTCGCCTATCAAGCCTGGCAAGCCAGCCGCGCGGCTCTGAGGGTGGAGTTGCCGTTCCCCATCATCGTCGACGAGGGTGCCGAATTTGCGCTCCATGCCTACGACAAGGACGAGACAGACAAAGCCCTCCAGCAAGCCGGAATCGAGGTGAAGTGAATGACTGACCATCCTATCGACGACAAAGTGCTCGAGCATCTCCGCAAAATTCAGGGCTCTACTGCATGGGCTATGCGTCACGCCATCGGCGAAGACAGGACGACCATCAGCAAGGCTTTGAATAGGCTCAAGCGCAAGGGCCTCGTTGAATGCAACGGAACGCCCTACTGGGTAGCAACTGGACTTCGAGGTACGCACGCATGACCGACCACGCAGAGCTGCGGAGGCTGGCTGAGGCATGCGACGTGTCTCGCTGCGCCGACGAAGGAGAAGAGCGTAGAAGGCTACACGACTTCTACGACTGCGTTGAACCTGAGCTGATCCTCGCCCTGCTGGACGAGATCGACAGGCTCAAGGCGGAGAACGAGGTTCTGCGGGGAGCGCTACAGGCCGTAGTGGATGATCCAACCTGGCGCAGCAACGACAACACCCTGTGGCCGAAGATCATCAAAGCAATGAACCAGCCAGGCGCCACTAGCTCTCCCTGAGCTAACCCGGCTGGGCGTTCAAATCCTACCAGAAGGCCTGACCGAGCAGTTAACCCCCATATTGCCCGATGCGGGCGCCCTGCCCGGCCAAGCCTCCACGAATTCTAACCGCCAACCCGATGCCGTTGATCGGCCAAGGTCTCGCTATGTCTTTGATTTCAGTTGAGGCGGCCGCCGGCATTCTCGGCGTGAGCCGCAGGACCGCGTACCGCTACGCGGACGAAAAGCTGATCCCGGTGGTCAGGTTCAAAAAGACAATCCGGGTTCACAAGGAAAAGCTCGAACAGATGCTTGAAGAGGAAGCCGCTGCTAGCATGCGCGACGCGGTCGGCGTACCGGAGGAAGTATGCCGTACAAGAGAAACGACTCCGCCTACTGGTGGATCTCTTTCAAATCAGCAACAGGAAAGCTTGTTAGACGCTCTTCTGGAACTGCCGACTACTCGGCGGCGAAAGCACTAGAGCAACAGGAACGCGCGAAAGCGTGGAAGGAAAAGGAAATGGGCGTGAATCCGCCCAGGACCTTTGAGGAGGTGATTATTCCGTATCTGCAACACGCTCGCCAGCATCAGCGCAGCTACGAAACGACCGTGCACCGCATAAAGCCGCTGCGCGAGTATTTTGCCGGACGCGTGGTCAACGATCTAGGGGGCCAGGACATACGGGGATACGGTTCGCACAGATTGGATGCCGGCGCATCCCCGGCAACCATTAACCGCGAACTCGCTGCCCTCTCCGCGGCTATCAACCACTGCAACACCGAACTGGAGTGGGCCCTCCCGAATCCCGTTAAGGGACGGAAGATGCGCGAGGCAGAGGGGCGTGATCGTTGGCTGACAAGGGCAGAGGTCGAGGCCCTGTGCCGAGCCGCGCGCGGGCAGAAGTTTGGCCCGATGCTGGAGGACTTTATCCGCCTGGCCGTCAACACAGGGTGCCGGCGGGAAGAGATGCTCGGCCTTGAGTGGCGCAGAGTGGATTTTGCCAACCGCCTGATCTACTTGGAGGCATCCCACACTAAGGCAGGCAAGCGCCGGAGCATCCCGATCAACGAAGGGGCGATGGCAGCACTAAAGCGACGAATGGCATTCAGGTCCGAGACCAGCCCGGAATGCCCCTGGGTCTTTGCGCGCGCTAACGGTGATCGAGTGGTATCGCTTTCGGCCGGCTTCAAGCAGGCCTGCCAGGCAGCGAAGATTGCGGACTTTACGATTCACGACCTGCGCCACACCTGCGCGGCATGGCTGGTCAGCGCCGGCGTTCCGTTGGCGGATGTTCGGGATCTGCTCGGACACTCGACAGTCGCGATGACTGAACGATATGCCCATCTTGCTCCAGCCAGGGTAAGGGATGCTGTAGGGGTTCTTGATCAGGTCCGTGAAAGTCGCATTTCACGTTCTGTTCACGTTGATAATCCAGCGTATCTACATGGAGGGCCGCTGAAGCTCGTAAACACTTGATTTAGAAGGTGGTGCGGACGGAGAGACTCGAACTCTCACGCCTTGCGGCGCTGGAACCTAAATCCAGTGTGTCTACCAATTCCACCACGTCCGCGGGACACTGCTTGGAAATGAAAACGCCAGGCCCCGGGCCTGGCGCTTCGGAATATGGGGTGGACGATGGGAATCGAACCCACGACACCAGGAGCCACAATCCTGTGCTCTACCAACTGAGCTACGCCCACCATATTACGACTTGCGGTAAAACATCGCCTGCTTCTTGCCGATTCGCCGAATGGCGCACCCGGCAGGACTCGAACCTGCGACCATCCGCTTAGAAGGCGGATGCTCTATCCAGCTGAGCTACGGGCGCTTTATTCATCTGCATTCAATGCTGAGCGCAAACTTTAAGCTCTGGCAATCACAAAGTCAGCAACCGACTTGCTTTACCTCTTACCCTGCGTCCGGCTGTGCTCGGCAAGCGGGGCGCATGTTATACAGGGGGCGAAAGGCCGTCAACGGGTTTTTTAAAAAAATTCAGCTATATAAAGGAGTTACGGCAAATCCACGGGTCGCCTCCTTTGCCCCGGGCGGCGTCCATGCGAAAATGCGCGTCCTTTTTCCACCCGATTCGATGGTTACCCTTCCGACATGACCGCACAACTGATCGACGGCAAAGCGATCGCCGCCAACCTTCGCCAGCAGATAGCCCAACGCGTGACCGAGCGCCGCCAGCAAGGCCTGCGCGTTCCCGGCCTGGCGGTGATCCTGGTCGGCACCGATCCGGCCTCTCAGGTCTATGTGGCGCACAAGCGCAAGGACTGCGAGGAAGTCGGCTTTCTCTCCCAGGCCTACGATCTTCCCGCCGAAACCAGCCAGGACGACCTGCTGGCCCTGATCGACCGCCTGAACGACGACCCCGCCATCGACGGCATCCTGGTCCAGCTACCCCTGCCCGCCCACCTGGACGCCTCCCTGCTGCTGGAGCGCATCCACCCGGACAAGGACGTGGACGGTTTCCATCCCTACAACATCGGCCGCCTGGCCCAGCGCATGCCCCTCCTGCGCCCCTGCACCCCGAAAGGCATCATGACCCTGCTCGCCAGCACCGGCGCCGACCTGTACGGCATGGATGCGGTCGTGGTCGGCGCCTCGAACATCGTCGGCCGGCCCATGGCTCTGGAGTTGCTGCTGGGTGGCTGCACCGTCACCGTGACCCACCGCTTCACCCGCGACCTGGCCGACCATGTGTCGCGCGCCGACCTGGTGGTGGTCGCTGCCGGCAAGCCGGGACTGGTCAAGGGCGAGTGGATCAAGGAAGGCGCCATCGTCATCGACGTCGGCATCAACCGCCAGGCCGACGGCCGCCTGGTCGGCGACGTGGAATACGAAGTGGCAGCGCAACGCGCCAGCTGGATCACCCCGGTGCCGGGCGGCGTCGGGCCGATGACCCGCGCCTGCCTGCTGGAAAATACCCTGCACGCCGCCGAACACCTGCACGACTGA